CAATAGCTTTGAACATCGTCCATACGGCGCACCACATGGCGGATTACCGGGAGGTTCGTGGTAGCCTTTGTGCCGCTGCCACTTGGGTTTTGTGCTTGCATGGTGCTTCTCCTTTGCGGTGGTCGGTGTCGAGGGGTTGCAGCCCCTCGGCACCATTTCTTTCTGGCATGAACGTCGTTCAGCCCGCGCGGCGAACCAGGTGAATCGCCAAATCTTCGAAGCGCTCGTTGCCAGCGGCCTCCCGCTGCCACTGCAAAATCTCCTCGATCTGTTTGCTCGAGCAATCGTCGACAAGCAGTGTCCGCTCCCCGCGCTCTACCTTGACTTCCATGATCGCCAGCAGGCCGTGATGCGAATACGCATCCGCATGAATGATTCCGGCCTTTCTGCCTTCGGCCAGTTGCTGCGCCTCGATCGATCTGAGTTTTGTCGTCTTGCCCGTGCCGGCGTCGCCGGTGATGACGTGTACTTGCATGGTGCTTCTCCTTGGGAATGTGCCCAGCGTTGCAGCGCTGGTTGCGGTTACGCGCTCTGAAAAATCCAGCAGCGCACAGTGGTGGGTTTGTTGAACATCGCGTTGCCGGCGGCTTGTGAAGCGCGCACTGCGCTGTACACGGCCTTGTTGGATTCCAGCCATTGATGGCTGCGGCTGTTGACCAGCAGCCCGCGCAAGGTCTTGAGGTCGGCGAGGTTCTGCCGATGCTCGCTGGCCTTCTCGGCGAACTCGTTAAGGTTGATCGCGATAAGTTTCGGGTCGGTGCTGTGGTTGACCTGCGGGCCTTCGCCCAGGCTTTCGAGGTATTCGTAAACCTCCCAAAACTCGGCAACCAATGGGTGATCGGCGCTGATCGCGGATTGCCGCTCAAGGGCCATAACGGTCAGTGCCTGTTGCGTCGTCACCACCTGGTTTTCGTCCAGAGGACACACAAGGCGCAGGCAGTCGACCAGGGCCATCAACTGGCTATGGTTCTTGATGATCCGTTCCACACGGATTTCTTTGAGGGTGCGCAATTGCCGTTCGTGAACCAGCACGCGCTCTGCAAACTTAGCCATCACCTGGGCTTCGGCACGAACGGCCAGCAGCAGGAAGTGACTCAGTTGCTCGACCGGGATCAGGTTCAGATTGTCAGCCGCTGCACGGCTCTCCGTGGTGACTTCCGGGCGTGCAAAGTGCGATTTGATAATCCGGGTAAGGATCGCTTCGGACGCACTGACGTCAGCGTTCTGGCTGATCGCAATAGCGCCCCGGAACGGCGGTTCGTAAGTCTCGTTGCCGCTGGTCTTCATGCCTTTGGTGCCGAGCGTGCCGCCGCCGTAGAAGTCTTTCAGCTCGTCCCAGTCGAAGCCCTTGGCGTGTGCCTTGTCCGGCTCGTTGCGATCGCCCTCAATCAGTACGACCGGCATGTTCGAGACCTGGCCCATGGCGCGCTGCCGGCCGGCACGGGTCGATTTCGACGGGTCAAAACCTTCATGCTCACGGCCGAGCAGTTTCCACAGGAAAGTCAGCAGCGTGGTCTTGCCGGCGCCGGCTTCACCGGTGACCTCGAGGAACGGGAAGGATTTGTACTGTGCGCGGATCTGCTCGGCGAACAGTGAGCCAAACCAGAACGCCAGAGCGACGATTCCCTTGGCGCCAAAGCACAGCCACAGCATCGGCAACCAGTCGGTGCGGTACTGTTTGCTGTCGCGCTGGATGTGCATGGCGATCGACTTCTGCAGCGTCTTCAGGCGCAGCTTGCCGAACTCGAAAAAGTCCTCCTTGTTCACCACGCTGACGATGCCTCCGCGTACCGCGAGGTCGCCAAAAACGTAGCAGCCGTGCAGTTTGCTGTAGCCGATGAAATCGATCGTCTCGACGGTTTTCAGGCCGAACAGCTGATCCTTCATGATCTTGTCGAGCTGCTGCCCGCTACCAGTGAACACGGCGCCGGCGGCCATGCTAAGCAGGCGTTTTTTGAACTCGCTGGCAGCGGCAACCTGGCCACCGGTGAAGGTGTTCTTGACGCTGCCACTGTCGTGCGGGAAATCGACGCGGAAGTAGTACCAGGATTCGTCGGTGACTTCGTTGCGCTGGAAATAGAGCGCCTGTGGGTAGCAGTTGGCGATTTCCACCACGCCGCCGCATTGGCGCAGGGCTTTTTGGCGGCGCTGTTTGTCATTGAGCAGCTGGTCTTCGTGGCTTGTGGATGTCTCCAGCGACAGCATCGCCTTGTTGAATTTCTCCAAATCCATCTTGAACCAGTACAAGCGACTGTCGAAACCGAAGTGAAATTCATGGCGCTCACGCCAGTCGTACATCAGCACTCCTTTCTCTGAGGCGCTTTCAGCAATCAGCAACGAGCCGTGGTAACGAGCGGTGGCCAGGTCTTTTTCGACCTGATCGGTGCGCAAGGTTTCGTCATCGATAAAGGCCCAGCGCTGATGCAGATCATTCCAGTCAACCTTGCGGCTATCGGGCTGAGGAATCTGCGCCGCCTCGCACTCATAGCCCATGGCGCGCGCCTGCCGCACCCAACGCTTGGTGTACTTGTGCGCACCCGGCTCGTTATCCAGAGCCCACACCAACTTGGGCAGCTTGCCGCCCCGCAACCGTGACAACTCTTTCAGCGACTCTTCGGGGAAGAAGGTCGACGACATCGCCGACACCGCCGCAATGCCGTTATGCACCAGGGCAATGGCGTCAAAGATGCCCTCGACAATCCACAGCTCCTTGACATCCAGCAGTTCGACGCACGGCGGGCACCACCAGAATCCACGCGGGCTGTCACCAGGCTTGAACCGCGCTTTCATCTTGCCGAACCGGTGCGGCCGGTCGATCAGGCGTTCCCAGTAGCCACCTTTCTCCAACGCAAAGCGCACCGTCGCGCTGCCTGCGTTCAGCTCGCCGGAGAAATACGTTTCCTGCGTAAACCAGCCTTGAATCAGGTCGAGCCGAAAGCCACGGGCAAATTCCAGATAGGCACGGGCGGTGGCGCTGGGGTGTTGCTCACTGGCCGGTGCGCGCTTGCTCCAGTCTTCGAACAGGTCTTCATAGATTTCTTTGACGTGCCAGGTCTGGCCACATTTGCCCCGGCCGCAACGGATCATCCACGGGTCATCGTGGAAGGCGTACAGCTCCTTTTTCTTGCACGCCGGGCATTCGCCCTGGCGCATGTATTTGCCGGCTTTGTGTTTGAGTCCGTAGTCGGATTCAAGGCGTTGCAGGATGTCGGCGCGCAGATCGTGCTTCATGTTCATCGGGGGCTTACTTCACTTCGCCGAGACTGTATTTGAGGGCGCCAATCAGGCGTTTTTGCGCGGCCATCACCGGGAAGGCCGACAGCAGCGAGCCGTGCCGTAAACCCTCGGGGATCATGCGAAAGCGATCGTCATACCAGTACTCGTTGAACTGAATCGAGTACTGGGCGCGCAGTGCCTGGAGCAGGGCTTCAGCCTGTGCGCGGGGCAGTTTTGCGTTGATGGCGATGTCGATTTCCATGATCCACCTCGGATTTCAGGCAAAGCTCACCCAAACCCACGGGAAGCGGGGCAGGGCGGGGTGTTTAAAAAGGAGTTACTGAGGGTGGTGCTTGTGCGCGGAATCGCGCTGGGCGAGCAGGGTCTGCGGCAGCAGTCTCGCCGGTACCGGGAAGCGCAGATCGGCACGGGTGTCGATCAAGTGCACGACCGTGCAGCCGGGGCTGTTGCCCCAGTCCACGCCGATCCACTTACGCTGATTGATCACCTGCAATTCAGTCCAAGCGTTGTGCACCAGTCGCTCCGCCATGAAGACAGGCACCTCCAGCGACGTGGCCAAGTGGCGAACGCAGTTTTCATAGAGCAGGTCCGAGTCCACCAGGTACTGCGCTTCGTGCCGTTGCAGGTAAGCGAACGCGGCGCGTTGCATGCTGCTGCGGTAGTCGTGGGTCAAGTGATCGTGGTTCATTGCGCACACTCCATTTCCATTTGGTCGAGCAGGTCGGGTTGATCGCTGGCGGTCTTCATCGCGGCGCGGCGCAGGGCGATGTCGGCAATGGGCAAACGCACCGATGGGTTGGCCATGCCGCTGGGGCTCATTTCGTGAGTCATTTCGAACTCGGCACGCACCGACCAGCCGCAGGCCTCGTTGGTGCATTGCAGATAGGCCACCCGCAGGAAAATGTGTGTGCCTTCGCTGGTGCGGATGCGCATGCGGCCGAGGCAGTGCGGGCAGACAAGCTTGTAAGTACTCACCCGGCGATCCCCCGACCGTGCAGTTGAATGGTTGCCAGCACTTCGGCGTAGCGGGCCGACATGTAATGCATCAGGGCGTTGATGATGGCCTGCGCTTCGCCGGACTCAATGACGCCGTCGTCCAATGCCTTGGCAATGATCTGATCCACCATGCCGCGCTTTGCGGCGGCTTTGACTGACCGGTTGTACAACTCGACGTTGTCCAGATCCGCCGACGCGGTCAGCGGGACAAACATGCCGCCGTATTTGGCTGCGATGTAGTCCGGCAAATAGGCGGTGCCTGCAATCTGCTCAAGCCTATGAATGTGGTCGTCACTCAAGGGGCGGCTACCAGCACTCTCATAAGCCTGGTTATCAAACTTCTTCACCGGCATACCCAGTTCGGTAGCGGCATAGAGGCGACCGCCAGGGAAAGCGCAGATAACGGCGCTGACAACATCTTTCCGGCTAGCTAGAACTGGACGTTTCATCTTCTGGTTTCTCCTTGGCGCCACCGCCTCTACAGTTGATCCACAGCCTCAGTTTCATCAGCTAGCCCAGCGCAATCCACAAGGATCCCGGGTAGCACTTCTTTCCCAATCAACCTTGAAATATCGCGCAGGATGCAGAACGAGAGCCGCCCTCGTGGCAGAGAGTCGTGACCGGCCCAGCGCTGAACCACTTGCGTCACCGTGCGCGGTTCGTAGCCATGGCTGATCGCAAACTGGCGAAAGTTGCTGCCGTTCTCGATCAGCCGCGCTTGAATCTGGCGCTTTTCCATGGCTTGGCTCATGGTTGATGTGTTCCTAGTTGGTTAATATGTACCTGTTTGTTCGCAGTATACGCACCAAAATAGGTGCGTCAACCGGATCTATGAAAAAATGAGTATAGCCACGCGTCTGCGCAGTGTTCTCGATCTGAAAGGCCTTTCGATCAAGGAGGCGTCTGAGATTGTAGGAATTCCTTACCGAACCCTACAGAACTATCTCCTAGATGAGAGGGAACCGAACGCCAAAGCAATGGGTGCGATACGCACCAATTTAGGTGTGAGTGTCGATTGGCTGCTCACGGGCGAAGGCTCAATGTTTCACGGTGTGTCGTCTGAAGGTTCAGGTCCAGCGACTGAAAACATGCAGGAAAAGGCCATGCTTGAGCTGTTCCGATCCCTGGGCGAGGCGGGAAAGCGAGAGATTCAAACTGCCGCCGAAGAAAAAAAACGCCTGATGGACGTCGAAAAACGCCTCAAGGACCTGACCGAAGCCCTTGCCGATACTAAACGGCCAGCATAATCTGTACCCATTAAGAACGGATCAGTCAGACAGGGACGCCGATGATCCACTCACCAACGCCCATCAGCAGGGTTGGTGAGACTGCCGACCGGCGCCACTTCAAGCAAGCAAAAGGACGTGATCTATGCTCAAAGCATCATTCTTCGTTTTATTGCTCCGTGAGCCCTCCACATGCGAGATAACGGCG